CACCATCGACAATCGCAGATAAGGAAGTTAAATAACAATGGCAATTTATCTAAATAATAACGTAGGAGTTAAATTGGCTACTGCCGCAGCTCCTACTGCACCTTCAATCGACATCAGTTCATACGTGACCGCCGTTACCCTGACTCAGCAATTTGAAGAACTAGATGTGACCTCAATGGGTCAGTCTTATCGCGCTTTCGTTAAAGGCCTTGAGACAGCACAGCTTCAAATTAGCTTCCTCAACGACTGGGCAGCATCTCAGGTAATGACGACGCTCAACGCAGCTTATGGGCAGACAATCGCCGTCTCTATGGTGACTGTTAAAGCTACAAGCGGCTCAACAACTGTCAGTGCTACTAACCCGTCGTATCAGTTTTCGATTTTGGTCAACAACCTTACTCCCGTCGGCACAGGCGGCGTAGGGGACGAAGCCAGCTCATCGATTACGTTTACTATCAATTCAACTGTAACAGTTTCACCAACCGTCGCTTACTAAGGGGTTAAAAATGGCATCATTAAAGATTACTAGGGCTGGCGGGAAGATGAGCGTACATCGCATATCTCCTTCTCTTGAATATGCCTTCGAGCAGGAATTCAAAGGCGGAATCGCCAAGATTTTGCGCGACGGGGAACGTCAATCAGATGTTTATTGGTTGGCACACAAAGCGTTGCTCAAGTCTGGCGAAACCGTTTCTTTGAACTTTATGGAGTTTCTTGACGAACTCGATACCGTTGAAATTATCGATGACGAAAAAAATGGATAACGCGCGACTCCTTTACGTACCTAATAGCTCAGTTGGCTATTGAGACAGGAATCGCGCCGCAGTATTTGATAGACGCTGATACAGAGATGATTGAAGCGATGATTATGGTTTTCAAGGATCGAGCGAAAGAGGCGCAACGTGCCAGTAGAAGTAAAAGGCGTTAAGGAACTTCACGCTGCGCTCAATCGTTTTGACCCTGATTTGAAAAAAGANTGGGATAAACAAATGAGAGCGGCGATGCTTCCTATTCGCGANGCTGCTCGAGGATTCGTTCCTGATACACCTGTTGGATTAAGCGGTTGGACTCATCGGCGTAAATTCGCCACTACTGGCTCCTACAGACCATTTCCTCGATTTAGTGCTGCAAAAGTACGCGCCGGCATTATTTATCGTGCAGGGGCTAACACGGCCAATAAGAATGGGTTTCAATCTTTATTTTATGTAGCCAACACTTCTCCCGCCGGTGCAATCTACGAAACAGCCGGCCGTAAAAGTCCATTTGGTCAACCGTGGGTCGGCCCTGTTCCCGGTGGTGGTGGCGATCATGATTACAGCCACAGCTCAAATCCTGACGCTGGTACCCATTTCGTGCGGTCTATGCCGCCGTTATATGGCAAAGATAAACAGCGTGGGCGCCTCATTTACAAAGCGTGGGAGAAGGATCAAGGCAAGGCTCAAGACGCAGCTATCAAAGCTATTCAAAATGCTTGTGATGCCTTTAACCGTTTAGGTCAATCAAGCTACGGACTGGCCGCCTAATGCCAAATCTAATAGTCAGCGCTACTACCGAATGGAACGGTAAAGCTCTAAAACAAGGATCTAAAGATATTTCCAGTTTTGAAAAAGGCGTATCAAAATTAGGCAAAACTTTAGCTGGCGTTTTTGCGGCTGACAAACTCGTACAATTTGGTAAAGATTCAATCAAGGTATTTTTAGCTAATGAAGCATCAGCCGTTAAACTTTCAAAGGCTGTTGATAATTTAGGCTTATCATTTTCCAACCCTGAAATTGCAAAGTTCGTATCCAAATTATCAGAACAATCTGGAATCGTACAAAATGATTTGCGTCCGGCGCTGCAAAGCCTACTTACAACTACTGGCGATGTTACAAAGTCACAGACGCTTTTGCAAAATGCCATCGATATATCTCGAGGTTCTACCGTTGATTTATCAACCGTTGCCTACGATTTATCTCAAGCCTACGTAGGAAACTANAAAGGATTNAAAAAATATGAATTAGGTCTTACTAATGCTCAGTTNAAAACTGCCGGGTTTANCGGAATTATGGAAGCCTTGAATAAACAATTTTCCGGCGCTTCCGCTGCATATTTGGATTCNTATGCTGGCAAAATGGATATATTAAACACCGCAGCCGAAGAAGCAAAAACCACTATCGGAAAAGGCCTTGTAGATGCTTTAGCAGCTTTAGGTGGTCAAAAAGGAAATGTAGAAGGCGTTGCCAATGCTATGAAAAATGGCGCTCAATGGACTGCCGACTTTACAACTGGCGTTGGTGTCTTGATAAATAAATTGATTACTTTAGGTGGGGTAATACCGCAAGATATGAAATTTAGCGACACTTTATTTGCCAAATTATTGGGCATGAGTCCAGCAGCTTTAATTGCCAAATTGGGTAAATCAAAGAAAACTTCACCAACAACAGGTTATGGATCTAGCACCGGCACAATGGCCGATTACGCTTATTCTCAAAAACAAAAACAAGATGCAGCTGCAAAAATTAAAGCTGACGCCAAAAATCTTGCTATTCAAAAGTCATTAAACGTAGTCAATCAAAAGAATTTAGCAGCTCAAAAACAAAGCGCCCTTACTGCTAAGCAGCAATTACTATTTAATCAAAATGCAATTAGCGAAGTAGCAGCTCTCAAGGGCAAACTTAGCGATGAGGAACGTAAAAAGGTTGAGCTAATGCTGGCGCTCGAAGTCGGCAATACGGATCAGGCGGCTATTCTCAGCCAACAGGTAGCCCAAGCATATGACCAGACAGGCCAATTAGCCGCTTACCTTCGTGATTTGCCGGACGCAGCTAATCCATTTGCATATTGGGATATGTACCTCAACGGTATAGCTGCAAAAGTCAATTCAATCGCTGCTCCGGGCACGGTATTAGGCGGCATGAATATAGGCGGTCAAAGCTCAGGCGGTGGTTCAAACACCACCACAATCCCTACCCCTGTCATACCTGCCTCGACTTCACCTATGGATCTTGTAACTCTTGCTAATCAAGGTGCAGGTGCCTCAGGCGGTTTCTCACCGGTTGTAGCGGCTGCTATGGCGGCAGCGGGCAACAGCGTTGCTGGTGGCAATCAAAACATTACTTTAACTATTACAGGTGGAGACGCAATTACCAACGCAATCGCTGACAGCTTGCAAAACAGTTCACTATCTACAGGCAACGCGGCTTACATCAATCGCCGTACTGGGGGTTTTGAGTAATGGCTCTACCTGCTCAGATTTCGGTTTCGTTCGACTTTAGTTCCGGTGCAACTTTTGGAATTCCATTTACTATCGGTGATTCAAAAAACGGCATTTTGGGTACTTCTACTTTGGGTGGGGCAATTACTCCCCTGCCTACAGTTGACCTTACTTCGGCCACTTACTCTATTCAAATCATTCGGGGTCGTAATATTCTTAAGGATCAATATGACGCGGGAACCTGCACGGTCAGGGTTTTAGATCCACAAGGGAATTTCAATCCTCAAAATCCGTCATCGCCTTATTACCCATATTTGACTCCCCTTCGTAAAGTGCGTGTGGCTGCGACTACTGCCACAACTCAAAAGTTCCTTTTTAGCGGTTATGTAACAGATTACCAATATCATTTTCCTGAAAATCAACAGACCGCTTATGTCGACCTCAAATGCGTCGATGGTTACCGATTATTTCAAATGTCTAATGTGGCCACAGTTACCGGTGGCACGGCCGGACAAACGACTGGCGCTCGCATTAACGCCATTTTGGACACTATCGGGTGGCCTAGCTCGATGAGGACAATCAGCACAGGTCAAAACACCTGCATGGCTGACCCGGGCACAACTCGCACATCGCTGGCAGCTCTTAAAAATGTAGAATTTTCAGAAGGCATGGGCGCTTTCTATATGAACGGTGCAGGCACAGCTGTCTATAAGGATCGCACGTCCGTTATCAGCTCGCTGGCAGCTTCTACGACTGCTTTCAATCAGACCGGCGGTATCCCTTACAGCTCGGTCAAATATGCTTTTGATGACAAGCTCATCATCAATTCGGTGACTTTCTCAAAAATAGGCGGCACGGTTCAAAATATTTATAAGCAATCTTCTATCGATATCTATTTCCCACACAGCCTCAATCAAGACAGCCTTGTCTGCGAGACAGATGCCATCGTCAATAACGTGGCACGTGAGTACGTGGCGACTAGAGCTGATACGACAATCCGCATCGATCAGATGCTCATTGACTTACTCAATACGTCAGTACCAACTGACACAATCTTGAATCTGGATTATTTCAATAATCTGCTCATTACCAATACAACTCCACAAGGATCCACAATTACTAAGAATTTGCAATATCAAGGAATCCAATGGGATATAGCGCCTAACCGTTTTGACGCGACTATTACCACCCTTGAACCTATTGCAGACGGTTTCATTATCGGCAGTACGTATTACGGCGTACTGGGAACTAACACATTGAGCTACTAGGAGACAATCATGGCAACTGGATTACCCGCGGCAACAGGAGACATCTTGACCGCATCGACTGTAAATAACTTNGTTCAGTTCGGGTTGAACGCGCAATCGGGTACGACGTACACAATCGCTAACTCTGATATTTATCAAGTGCTAGTCCAANCNACTAACGCTTCTACAAAGGTAATTACTATTGCNCCGGACTCAACCTTAACTTCGGCGGGTNTTGGTACAGCTGTAACTTTCCTTAATTCAGGCGCCGGATTACTCACCTTTGCCGCTGGATCAGGTGTGACTATCGTTTCAGCCGGAGCGGTATCAGCTGCTCCTACGCTAGCAACCAATAAAACAGCCGTAGCGATACGTCTAGCCGCTAATAGCTGGGTCATCGTGGGCGGAATTGCATAATGATTGGCGCAATTACAGCTGGTTTATTTGGTGGTGCTGCACTACCCACACTTGACGTTACTTATTTAGTAGTTGCTGGCGGTGGTGGTGCTGGTTACGGACAATATTCTGGTGGTGGTGGTGCTGGTGGTTATAGAAATATTACCGCAACAACTTTAGCACTTAACACTTCTTATGTAGTTACTGTTGGCGCTGGTGGCACTGGCGGTACTGGTGGTTCAACTTCAAAGGGTGTTAGCGGTACTGCTTCATCATTTATTGGAGGCACAGTATCTACATCTTCTGCTGGCGGTGGCGGTGGAGGAAGTTATTATTCATCAACATACGGAGATGGTATTGCTGGCGGTTCTGGTGGTGGTGGTGGGTCTAATGGTGGCGTTGGTGCCGCAGGTAATACACCTAGCACATCAC